GAATACACTTATACAGTCCGTCGCCATATACAACGACACGGTTGGGAGGATAGTCGTATGCTTGGTTGTAGGAGGCCAAACCGCCGTTCATGGCGTAGAAAATGGAATCACCTAAGAGCTTGAACAGAGCATTGAAGTCAAGTCTGCCAGGCGCAACGCCACCGACGTCGAGAGGTATCTGATTGATCATCTGGAACAGTTTTTGGAGTGAGGCCAGACCAGTCGTCGCAGAGGTGTCATCAGGCAGTGGACGCACATCAGCTTTGCTTCCTAAGACGTGGCCCCATTGGGCGGGTTCGTTGAATATCGCCATTAGTTTGTTTCCTCTTCAATATTAACTGGTTTTGATGTGGCGAAGGTGCCACACTTAAATGGATTCAGTCCAGACCCCCGGAACCCGAAGATCGGAGCATGTAGACGATAGAACTCAAGTCCGACCCCGGCAGGTAGCCAGGGCAGGGCGAGAATCGATCTCTTATCCGCTTCTGATAATCTTGCGCGTACGATAAGTCGCAGCATCATGGTATCTGGATGAATGCAGCAGATGTTAGCTTCCGGTAAGAGCTCTTTTATAAGCAGGTTAATGCTTGCGAGGGTTGAGTCACCGATGTTTAGCATCGCTTTGCATTTGATGTAGGTACGGTACGCTGCGTCATCCAACCGCACGTGACCTTCGACGGGCTCGTAGAAGGGAGCGTTGTCCATCGTGTCAAGTCGAGTGTTCTGCTGCCCCTCCACTGGGGTAAAGCCCAGGTAGTGGTTTCTCTCATTCACTGCCAGGTTTTCGCGATTTATCGCTACAATGCGCCCCCACACGTCAAGGCCAAAACCTTCGGCGGTATCGACATCAATCATCTTAGTGTAGATTAGGTCAATGCCTTCTTTGGGATTAACCGCTCTCCAGAAGCTGTCAATCAGTGCTCTCAGATGAGGTGATGCTGCGTACTGAGACTGAACCGTAGCTTCTATATGAAACTCATTATCTTCACTCATTAAGCGCCTCACTTTTGGACGGTCACTGTGATCTCGTTGTCAGTGATCACAGGATCTTTATCTATGGGAATGTGAACGAAATCTGTCCAGGTTTTGTTGTCCTTAGAAAGTTCTACTCTTAAGATCTGATTTATGCCTCGGTTTAGGATTGAGGGCATGAACCTGCTTGAGTAGACGTCGCTGTTCATTGTTGCACGGAGGATCGCATTACCCTGAATTGTTGCTGAGGTATCGGAGCCGTAAAAGTTCGCGATTACGGCTTCTTTAATGGTCGCCTCGTACCTGTTAGGCAGAGCTCCGTCATCCTGCAGAAAGACACGCACGTAGATAGGCATCTGAACAGGGCGTTGAAAGAGTACAGTCTCTATAGCTCCCGAATTCAGGTCTTTAACTTTCACGCTGGTGTTGCCATTGTAATCACAACCCGCACTGACAGAGTGGTACATAGCATCCGCTATATCTTGATCTGCGCCACCGATAACAGCGACAAATATTGAGTGTGGTTTAAGCGTGTAACCGTCGACCTGTTTAGGTGTGTTAGCTTTGTTGTCTGTAACATATGTAGCTATCACACCAGGTGTTTCAGCAACTCGTGCATAAACTGCTGACGTAGTACCGCGACTGTTTAGCGCCACAGACCTGTAGCGTCTTGACTCGAACGCTGACTGACTTTCTGCTAACTGACCTACTTCGGCTGCCGCAGGATTGGTCACCATATCCCAGCCGGGAATCGCTGTCACAATCTGTGTCAGAGTTCCGGGACCTGCCTGGATAGAACCTTCACTCAGACATGTAAAGTGTCCTGTGGTTTTGCCGTTCGCCCCGATTGTCACGGTTTCTGCAAGAGTCCATACTGTCTGATCATAGCTTGATCTAATCTGTGATCCTGCTGAAACTACGGTATTGGCAAGACCTGTTAATGTGCAGACAGCACTAGAGTTGATCGCAGGCTTTCGGTTTAAGAAGTAAATCTTCGCGAGTGCGTCCTGCCATCGGCCCGAGGCTGTCTGAGGATTGAACATCTGAGCCAGAAATGCAAGCTCTGTATCTTTCCGGTGCACGGCGGCAGTCTCGGAGTCGATGATCTGCCCCTGTGGGGTTTCAGGATCAGTGTTGAGCTCCGGTTTTCCCTCTTCCTTGAAAGCCTCCACCCAGTCTTGCGCTACTTCGTCTCTGATGTCGGATATTTCCGACACTGAAAAACCTGTATTAGGGTTAAATTGCAACATCGAACTTATCTCCATTGGTCAGCGTTATGGTGGCAAGACCGCTTAAGTCGCGATCTTCAAAATGCAGTAGCGATATATCGCAGTCAGCTACGCCCTCGACAGCAAGCGCCGCCTGTTTAAGTCTTGTCTTGAGTACGTTCAGCTTAGGACCTTTTCTGAGTTCAATTAAAAAATGCGCTATTCCCTTTTCGGGGAAGTACCAGGCGTCATTAGTGAACAACCTGAATGCGTTGGCCACATTCTGCGCTATGCTGTAGCCTTCAAAACTTACAGGAAGGTTTCCGGCAGGATCAACGTGAAGGTCCCAGTCAAAATCGAGCGTAAGAGTATGAGCTGATGACATATTTATGCTCCTATTGAGGTGCAGATGTAGTCGAGTTGCCCGACTGAACACCGCCGTGAACGTGACTACGAAGAGATATACTGCCAGCGGTTACGTCCTGGTCTACCTTGACATTTCCGGAAACAATAGCTCCCTGACCACCACCCACGTTAATGCCTCCGGTCACAGTGACATGGCCGTTCAGAGTGATCTCGGGTGAGTTTACTGTGACAGATTGGGACGCAGTAACCGTTACAGTATCGGCCCTTACCGTAACCTTAGGGGCTTTTACCTCTACGAAAGCATCACTCTCAATCGTCACTCCCGCAGGAGCATGAATTAAGATCTTGTCGTCGTCTTCAAATGATATGTAGTAGGTTGGTGTCTCAGTGTGGATGCTTCCTACCATTACAGCGTCAGAACATGAAAAACTTCGCGTGGAGTCGGGCGGTGCCGGTGATTTGTTTGATACGGAAATCTTAGAGATGTCTCTTTTACTGCAGACAAAGACACCAACATCGCCAGGTCTTGGGTTCATGATTATTGCGCCCTTCCCCTGCTGTATCCTGTAGTGGGGCAATGAAGGATAAGGTGGAGACTGGTAACCATTACCATTGCCGTCGGTCATCTGCGTTAGTGGTGTGGCGCTGACCGTTTTAGCTCCAGCGATACCTGAGCTCTGACAGCTGTCAATCTTAGCCACAAAAGCAGTTTCGATTTTCTGCAGTCGTGCCTCAATCTGCTGTTGTGTAGCGTTATAGGGGGAGTTTCCCGAATACACGCCGTTGAGCGGTCGTTTGTTTACGGCACTGATATCTGAATCGTTCACTTATAGCTCCTTACATGAACCTGCCGATAGCGCCACTCATAGATGGGTAGTATGCAGTTATGCTACTCTCCCACTGCCCGTTACCTGGAAGGTTCGCAGCCAGGCTGTGAGAGAGCTTAATGATGCGCCACTGTCCTGAGACCTTTGGCACCATCGACTTGATCTCGACGAGACCCGCAAATCTAAAATTTGGATTAAAGATAGCTTTGCATTCAATGCCGTTCTGGGTCATGACCGGATAACCCAGCAGCCCCGATGTGGCGGACAGCACAGGTACAGTTCCTTTTATGCTCTTACCGTTACCGATTAAGATCATCTTCTCATCGTCGATGATAAGCTCTGCGCCAATCTGGTTCGCAGCCTGTCTTGCCTGCTCTATAGGAGACCCAGTGAAAACAGAATTCTGAATGCTGGCATTTACGCCTTGATTTTCAAAGTTAAGTCCCGCAGCTTTTGCCTGGAGGGCAATAAAAGAGGAGGCGGGCTGTGCGCCATTGACTACGCCCTGCCCCTGTGCTGTCACAGAGCCGAAATAGCCTATACGGGCCTCGATCTTAAATTTGACCTCGGGGGCGCCATTAAAGTCAGCTGACGCGCTTGTGATTGAACCTGCGAACACTTGCGACATGCCAGAGAACTCATCACCCGCGAAAACATTGACATAGTTTCGTCTCGTGAAAAGCGGACGCATGCTCAGGGTGGACAGCTGACTCATTACGTCAAGGCTTAAGCCATAAATTTCGATGCTGGCTTTACCAAACTCTGGGGGTCCGCTTTTGTCGATTTTCACCACGACACCAAAGTCATCAAGTACGATCGAGTTGCCTTCTTTATTCTTAAAACGTCCTTTTGACAGAGTGATTTGAACTCTAATTTTGCGACGCCTGAACGAAGTATTACCGTTCGGATTTTGCGCTTTTGCGTTCGCGTCATACAGATTGAGACTGCTCATTCACTTCGGCCTCTGTAAGATAAAGAAGAAGAAATCGCGATCCGAGTTCTCTGTAGTCCGATAACTGTTGCTTTTCAGGATCTGACGAATCCACCAGTACAAAGTTTCCCTTAAACTTTGGAATGTACCCCTGAAGAATGGCGACACCAGGCATACAGATTGCGTTTTCAACGATTAAGTCTGAGTCAAGCCATAGAGACAGAAAGGTGTACGATCCAAGCTGTCGCATCTGTATGGTGCAGTCCTGGCCATCAAGCTCTACAGAGACCTCTTGGTTAGGAGTTGCGGTCAGAGGTACTTCAATCACCTAAAGCCTCCTTTGATATAAGAGAGCATTGATCTTGGCTTACCCTGCTGTCTGCCACGATTAACCTTTTTAGCAACTCGAGCTGACGTGTATTCAGGTGTAACCTGTCTTACCTCGGTAAAGGCGCAGTCTGCCATGATGAGATTAACGCCTCCTTCTGCAGAGCGATCAAAGCTTACTGAGACAAGGTTCATGTTCGTGTACTCCTTATCTGGGGTGACAATCGACAACAGATTTGTGCTGTCCGCGTAGTCAAGGAGCGCGTCGACATAGGTCTGAAGCTCTTCAGGCAGACCCTGCTTAATGAGAACGCACTTAAGCTCAAGTGGTGTATTGAGCTTGTTGTACATCACGAAACTCCCTCTCTCGACAGGAGCCTGAATGATTTTACTTTCGGATTTCAAATTAAGCTTGGCGAAGCTATCGAAATCGAAGGCTTTTTCGCCCTCGCTGTCCAGAAGAGTCCACTGCTCAGGCAGTATACCCAGAAAGTCGAACTGGCGAGCATAATTTTTGGCGTAGTTAAGACCGAAATTGATCTTATGATCAAGCCACTTGTTGCCGTACTTTATCGCCTTTCCGGCTACAGCTCCGGCACCGTTGCTAAGTGTATCCTGCAGGCTTGAATTTCCGTCGAGAAAATCTGCCATGCTGCCTCCTTAAGATATAGCCACAACGCTCTGATCAACGTAAGCTGAGCTGTCTCCGACCGGTGCCACCTGCTCCACTACAGCACCTGCGACCGCAGGGTTATTAGTTGTAATGTTGACTGTTGCATGACTGTCGACGCTTGTACGATTCAGATTAGAGCTGTTGTTCACAACATTGCGTTCTGCTGCCTGTCCTGAACTCTGCATCTGACTCAGGTCAGAGAAGACATATCTCGGTGAGGTCCTTGTTTCCCTTTCTGCATCTGCAGGTGCTTTTGGCTGCGTTTGAACAACAGATTCAGCTCGTGTATCGGTCTCGGTATCACTTTCTTTTTTCTCATCAGCCTCGTCGGAGAACCAGTTTACAGGGTTGAGCTTTTTACTCCATTTGTCGAGGTCAGGTGTTAAAGCCTCTTTTAGTGCAGTTCCGATGTGGTCGAAGATCTCTTTTGCTGACTCCCATATCTGGGTTAGGACCGTTTTAACTGTATCGAGTAGGCCTGTAAAAGCAGCCTTTATACCGTCTATAGCGTCAGATATAGTGTCCTTAATTGAGTTTACGATCTTACTTAAGATCTCTTGTACCTGTTCCTCCACTCGGTTTATGATTGCTTGAACAGATGCAAGCAGACTTAAGAGAGAGTTCTTTGCTTCCTCTACTGCGCTAAATATAACTCCGGTAAGGGATGAGCCTATACGGCCGAAGATCTCTTTTGAAAGCTCCCACAGCTGATTAAGCACGGAGCCTATGATCTTGAGTAAACCTGAGAAGGCTTCTTCTGCGCTCTCTACTGCCTTTGAAACCGCCTCTTTAAAGGACCCCCAATCTCCGGTTAAAAGGCCTTTGATAAGACCAAAGATGGCCTGCAGAGCTGAGAAGAACAGCTTAAAAGCGCCAAGGATAAAAGACAGCGCGCCATCGAAGGCGTTTGCAAGATCATCAAGAAAGCCTGTCTTTTTCATGCTATCGACAAGTGCATCCCAGATGGCTATAACATCCTTCACGGTCTGAACAACTGAATGAAAGACATCTTTCAGCGTGTTGATTACTCGCTCTGTACCGTTACAACTTGACCAGAACTCACCGAACCAGTCAACCGCAGCCTTTACTCCGGCTTTAAGCGATTCCCTCATAGATTCAAGCGTTGCTACGGTCAGCTTAATGGCTGCCTGTATCTTCGCGAGAACCTGTTCGCGCGAGCCAAATTGTGCCCAGAAGCTGTCAAGTGCAGACTCTCCGCCCTGAAGCCAAACGATGAGGTCGTCAATCACCATCGCTAGGCCTACAAGCGCGGCAACAATCCAGGTGATAGGATTGAACAGCAAAGCAGCGGCCATTTTTAAGAGCGCTGGTGTAAGCGCGGTCGCGATAACTCCTGCGAGAACCGTGATAAAGCGAACGATGTCGTCACTGTGTGCATCCATCCATTCGCTAACCTTTTCGAGCTTTTCGACAAAGTACTTAAAAGCAGGAGACGCCTGTCTCATAACCTTAGCTGAGATGTCAGCCAGGGTTATCTGGAACTTGGTTAGCGCCTCACGGCTTTTCTTGTAGAGCTGAATGTCTTCAGCTGTAACACGGTTTAGCAGAGCTCTCTTTTTGCGCCACTCTTCAAGCTGAGGACTGTAGGCTCCTGTCATCTGTGCTACCTGAGCCACACCGCCAAAGTACGACTTAATCATAGAGCCTATGGACATTGCGCCTGCAAGAGGCGCAGCCACCATTCTGGCAATACCTGCGATCTGACCTATGGCTTTGCCTGCTACCTGATCAGCGCCTTTGGCCAGCTCAGAGGAGGTCTTCTGAATGTTCTCCTTAGACTTCTGCAGAGACTTGTTGAACTCTGCTGTTTCAAGTCCGAGCTGAATTTTAATCATGTCAGCGATGGTGGCCATTTAGAACCTCTTCTGTTTGTCTGGCTGTTGCGCTATATATCTGTTGAACTGATTGACTGACCAGCATTCGAGAATGTCAAGCGCATCGTCGATAGAGTAGTACTCTTCAAGCTCGCGAAGGGTCGCGAGCCTGTTTGCGATTAAGATCGAGAAGGTCTTATCAATGTTCGCTGTTTGGCAGTAGTTTTTTCCGTCTGGTCTGAGGGCTGGAAGTCTGACGGCTTGACGTCTGCAAACATCGGAAAATTTATAAAGAGGCACTCCTTTTCGAGCTCTAATAGAGAGCTTAAGTTCTCGAGGGTGCTGTCAAGGTCAGTTTCAGTAACCTTAATCTTACTTGCGCCTACCACGCGTTCTGCGGTCTTGCCTATAAGATCTAACACTAGAGCGTCGAGCTTGTCGCAGTTGACTCTACCCAGACAACTTAAAGTATCACCGCTGAATTTAGAGAATACTGTTTTTAGATTGGTTAAGAAGTCCTTACTTGCAGCTTCCTGTTCTAAGATGCCGGTTTCAATCAGTACAGCGAAAGCTCGAGCAGTCCATTTCTGCAGATTTAAAGCTGACATCTTGGTTAGAACATAATTGTAGTTATTACCATTATCGGTAATGGTTATGTTTTTAGTTGTTCTCATTTTTTAGTCCTCAAATAAAAAAGCCCCACTGTGAAGCAGGGCTTAACTTACGCGCGTCTTGTGGACGATCTTCTATATTGATGATGTGTCAAACTTACCGAAGTGAAAGGTCCAGTTGGTGTTACCTAGAACCTTTTCACCCGCTGGCAGCGGGTGACCGGTCACCATCACACCGTTTTTAAGGCTGAATTCCTTCCCTAAGGCGGGAACTGTGATCTGCATTGAAGTATCTAATACAGTCATATTGGTCTTTGACATGTTGTAGATATTGCAGAGAACTTCATAGGAAGATGAGCCGGCATCAAGAGTTATAGTCACGCTCTTTTCACTCGGAGTGAAACCGGCAGTCAACTTGCCGTCTACTCCCATGTGAGTTTCGGCGATAGTGTCATCGTCCATGGCGAAGCTGTTATCGGTAGAGAAACCCTCGATTTTTACACCCGCTGGGTATAAATTTTCGACGGTTAAGACTAAGGTTGAGTTAGCGCTAGTAATATCAAAAGCCATTTATATTTCCTCCGTTAAACCACTGCAATGGCAGGAAGTGTCAGCTTCTGCACTGCGCCACCGTAGGTATATACAAGATTGCAAGGTGGTGATACGCGCTGCTGTCTTGCCTGAGCTGTAGCGTCAAGCACCTGCAGGTAGTAGCCGTTGTTGTAGATCTCGTCTGAGAAGTCACCACCAAGCTCTGAGGTCAGCACGGACTTCTGAGCATTTGACAGGGTGACGCCCTTATTGATAACGCCGTTGTTGATCGAGGATTCGATTACATCTCTGCAGTTGGCTCTAATAATCGCGTAACCTTCCTGGGTGTAAGGTATTCTGCGATTAGAGGTGAACATGGCCATCAGCTGAACCTGTAACTTGTTACATAAGTAGCAGGCATTCAGGTAGGTATCTATCCATGCCCACTCACCAAACATCTGACCGTTATAGAAGAACACAAAGCTGTCATTTCGGGTGGCATAGTTTCCGATGTAGTTAACTCCATGAGCTAGCAGGGCGATGCTGTCCTGAGTGTCGGTCACATCAGCGCCTAGACCTGACTGAGCCTTAAACGCAAAGGTAATAGTGCCATTTGCTTGGTCCCAGGCGATAGATGCAGCGGTTCCCATCACGAAGGCAGCAATAGTTGCTTTAGGGTATACAACACAGACGCCGGTAGCATTAAGCTCTCTAATCTTCTCTGCGATCACAGTCTTGTTGTTCGCGTCGAGGTTGGCTTTTGCACTGTCCCAGACAACATACAGATACATAGTACCTGCGCTGGCATTAGCTGATACCCACTGTGCCAGAAGTAGAGCGTCCTCATCTGAAGGCTCTTCTAAAGTGGTGAAAGTTACGAAGTTCTGGAATTTTGCAGTCAGCTCGTTCATAGTTGCGGTCACTGACATTGCATCGGCGCCTGCAGAAACAATGGAGGTCTCTGCTGACAGGCCAAAAGCATCAGCCACGGTTCCGGTAGGCTTAGATACTGATTTTTCTTTTCCGATTTCAGTTCCTGCCAGTGTGAATGAATTAGTCAGTGAGCTGAAAGTAACTGTTGCAGCTGCTGACTTATCCTGCAGCGCCTGATTCAGCACTGCGGCAGCATCAGACAGAGAGGTGGCTGCCGACAAATCAACGTCCGAGAGAATGACCTCAGAGCCATTCAGTGTGAAGTTGAATGTGCCTAAGTTAATCTTCTTGATCTCGGTCAGAGCTTCGGCAGGTTTCAAGCTTTCACCTCTTACAAAAGGTGCGGCTCCATCAGGGCACAGTCGGTATAAGTAGAGCAGACTAGGCTTGATCTGCGAATTGGTATACCCACTGAAATATACAGACGCAAACTTGTATTCGTCGGATTCGGTACCGAAGTACTCACCTACCGCATCCGCAGAGCCAAATGATACAGGCTCCGCGGTAGGTAGTAGGGAGCTCTTGTCTAAGACAAGGCCATTAAAAACTAGATCGTTGCCGGTACCTGACAAGATGCGAGGCTGAACCTGCACGATCTGAGATGCTGAGATTGCCATTATAAGGCCTCCTGGTTGTTCAATTAGGTATTTTTACATCTACGTCGCAGACGTGAAGCTTTCCTGCGCCAATAGGATCTTTTTCGGCTTCTTCTTTGGTAACTATTGAATTCATCACGACCTGCATCTTGGTGAAGCCGGGCTGTGGAACCGTTACCGTATTTTTAAAGCTTAAGTGGAGGTTAACTGACCAGCGATGCAGATACTGATTAGAGTCGCTTACCAGTGTCGTGTTGGTGGCGTCCTCTGCGTACAGTGCAGAGATGCCATAACGTCTGAAGAATTCGGGCGCTACACTTGACCTGAACAGCGTGTGCAAATTGTTGGCCCTTATCTGAGCTCTTAAAATCGCATCGTCTTCGCTTGAGTTGGTGCTGTCTGCATAGCAGTCAACCCTAACCGTGACTTCATTAAGCTCTTTAAGTGCCAGCGTTTCTGCATCCGGATCGTAATGCTCTGCCGTGGTTCCGTGTCGCATCTGAGAGAGTACAGTAAATATGATATAGTCCTCATTTTCTGGAAGGACCATATTCTGCGCATCGCCTGTGAGCACCTGAGAAGGGTCGACCTCAGGCGTGATATAAGTACAGAGAAACTCGTACAGCGCTGAGATGAGATTGCGATAGGAGTAAGTGATCTTATCATCCATTGCTGTACTCCTCGTCGGGGTTAGGATCTTTTTCTGCCTCGGGCTCTACTATTGAGAGTTTTGGCGGTGTCTGCTGCATGGTCACTCGCAGCAGTTCCCAACCATCGTCTGAGAAATCCTCAACGACCGCATCAACCTTCCAGTATTCACCTTTATCGTTGACTACGTAATCTCCGGACCTCGCAAGCGGTCTGTACGCTGTCCAGGGTCTTGTGGCTCTGTCATCTGTTGCATACAGATAGAGCTTTCGGACGATGGTGTTTTGTGCGGCGTTATTAGAGTAGTTAAGTGCGGCATCACCTTCGGATTGAAAGTTTCCCGCGAGCCCTTCAACTCTCAGGTACTGGGCTAAGCGAACACCGTTTTTAACCTCAGAGGGCAAACTTCGCAAAAGAGTGAAGTCCTGATCATCGTGAATGCGTATGATCGCACCTCGTACAATTTCATGCAGATTCATGTTTTATTCCTTCACGATGTTAAAAGCTATTGATGACTCAAGTATGCCGGTTCTGTACAAAGGCTTTCCGCTTGTTGTCTGGTTAGGTGTACCGTCGGTTCTATGACCGCCTGCGTGCATGAGGTTGCCGTATAACAGGGTGGTTAAAGGCGATCTTGAAGCAAAGCTGTTGCCACCCACTCCGCCATCTATGACAGCGTCCTGAAGATCTTGCTGTGCGGTCATTCCGAGAAGTTGCAGTGCCTTAGTGATCTTGTTTAACGCATTCTCTGAGCTAGCAAGACCTTTTAAAGCGTTCTGCCCTAACCTAATCCACTTAGCTCGATTAGCGTTAAAGGTAGCCTCAAAGAAAGGACGCGCAGGTGAATGTAGAACTGTATCAGGCTTTAAATGAATGCCTTGTGCGGAAAACCACCCACGTTGTCGAGCAGTCACATTCTGCGTCCAACCGTATTCAAGATAGCAGGCCACCTTTGACACCGGGGTGCCGTTCGGGTAGGTAGCCCCGTCAAGAATGCCGATTTCAACCTTCTGATTCCCAACGCTTCTAATCTGTGAGTGTAGTTTCTCAAGTCCTGTGAGCTTAATGTCAACTCTAGCCATGCTAGCCCCATGGGTGGTAGTTCGGAACACCAAAAAGACGGCCGCCTTTTCTGTATGCAGAGGTCATCATCCAGAATTGCTGACCGCATGGGGTCTGATACCAGTAGTTGGGTATGTCTTTACTTGACTTTAGTAAATCAAAGCTTGTACTGATACTGCCCTGTGATGCGCTTGCGATTCTTCCGCTCTGACCTGTTCCCGACCATAGCTGAAGAGTAAGAACGTGGCAGGTCATGAGATAAAGCACATCTTTTCTTAACGTGATCCCGTTCTCCGGATCATATGGATAGAGGCTGTTATCGTCTGCGCCCTGCCATGACGCTATAGAGTCATAAGCAGCGGTCACGCTTGTCTCGGTAAGCTTGCCATCTGCGACAGCCTTACCGATATGATCAAATCGGGTTATAAACTCTTCATAGTCAAACACTACACTGCTCATGCTTTAGGTCCTTGCTTACTCAGCCTTCGGTGCTTCGGTCACATTCAGCTTTGCTGGGTCCTGTGGTGCTAAGCCTGTATCAGTAGCTTCGATGTCATCTTTATAGGCACCCGATTTAGCTGCGTTTACGGATTCAATCTCTGCCACTAAAGGAGGATTGCCGTGCCATGGCAGGAACATCTGCTCTTGCCCGTGTTTCTTCTTAATGCAGGCCCAGTCCTCTCGAGGAAGCTGGAAAAATACAGCATTACCTTCGGCGGTTAAGATGCCGCTTGACTTACCTCTTAAGTGGTCGTCAAGACCGGGCAGTACGACTTCCTTAAACCCACCCCTGCCATCTGGCAAATCGTCGAACTTGTGCGGATGTCTTAATGAAACACGCAGTGTTACCACATTTGCACCTGAGAGGGTTTCGGTCTGTGATCTATCAGTAGTTGCACCTACTACGTGTCCTTTGGCGGTTGCTGTTACTTTCTTTGATGTCATTTATTTGTCTCCAAGAGTTGCGCAAATAAAAAAGCCCTGATTTCTCAGGGCATAATCTACGAGGTTCAGTATGTGAGTAAAACTAAATACCTGTCATGGTTGCAATGAATGCAGGCTGTTTGATTACAGCGCCATAGGTACCAGCGGAGGCCTTCTGTGAGAAGGCTGACTCATGAGCAACTAAACGGCCCAGGATGTACTTCTCAGAGTATGCAGCTTCTGCTACAGATACGCCGTCGACCTCTTTTAGGGTTAAATACAGCATATCGCCGGCTGCGGTTGACAGCTCAGGTACCTGCTCGACTGTCAGATTAGGATAGTTGGCTTTGATTAACTGTAACGCAGTTACGCCATAAGTGTTAGCCATGGACAGATACTGGAACTTAGTATTTGAAATGCCTAAAACCATAGGTGAGTTGGCGTCAAAGTAGCCACCTGCCTTTGTTGAAAGCTCATTTACCAGCTTGTTGATATCCGCATATACCAGGTTTGCTGAGTTGCCGGCATCTGCCGCAGTTTTTGCTGCCCAGGTTGAGTTATCACCTACAGCTATTGGTGAGACAGTTGCGTTTAGATTTGGGTCGTTCAACAAACCGTACAGGGCCTTACCCTGAACGCCAAACAGATAGAACTTGTTAGCTGCCTTGGCAATGGTTGATGCAGCAGCACGCTGTTTGCGGGCTACAAGAGCAACTTTTGCTACCGATGCCTTTGCAACTTCAAGATCACCGAACTTAATTGAAGTCTGGAAACGGAAGTTCTCACGTGATGGATAGTTGTAGTTCACATCTGTTGATACAGCGTGATCGTAGTCTGAGTATGGCTGTACACCGCCCACGATCTCTTCTACAGGGAACTGATAGAAGTCAGTTGTAAAGTCTCCTCGTTTGGTTTCAATCGCCAGCTTAGTAGCGTTGTTAGGTGAAACCAGAACGGAGACAACCTCAGGTGACAGGAAAGTGGTTAATGCAGCTGGAATACCTACGTTAGGTGTTAATGTAGCATCCATCGCAAGCTGGGCTGCGGTACGCTTTGCATTGACTACTACCTGGCCGTTCACGTCGTCGTAGGCCATAAAGCCCTTAGCATAAGGAGCTGAGATACCTAGATCCTTAGCTTGGTTAAATAAATTTGACATTATGTAAAGCTCCTTAATTAAAAGCGTTCTGCAATTACGATGTCGTCCTTAGCTGCAGAAGCTCCGCCGTTAGGGATACGACATGTCCAGCCGGTGTCGACCTCACCTGTTTCGGCAGCAGCTTTTACAGCCAGAACACCGGTAGTTGGGTTGACAACGATCTTTAAGCCGTCTGCGGCAATCGCTGCGGGTGCGGTGAAGTAGAACTGACCACGGATAGCAACGGTTAGTGCTGCACCCGCAGGATAAATCTCAGTGGCATCTGCGCCAACGGTTGGAATGTATGTGTCGACCACCCTTTCTACGAAACCTAATGGCAGATCGGCGGCAGCTCCGGTTGCGGATGCGTGGGCAAAAGCTTCACCGTTACCGGTGCCTGCCTTCTTAAAGCAGAAGGTACCGGCCTTTACAGTGCCGTCTGACAATGGATTATATGAAGCGTACTCAGCCTGGCCTACTACGACCTGCTGACCTGGCACGCCCAGTGCGTAGGAATTACCTACTGATTTCTGTAATGACATATCAATTATTCTCCTACTCTGATTGAATTTAGCATTTTGCTTAGTGCATCGGGCTTGTTTGGCTTAGAGTCCATTGCAGCTACGCGCTTAGCTGACTGACGTCCCATCATAAGAGCGCGGTAAGCAGTGCGGCATTCTCTCTTAGCTAAACCCGCTACGTTTACGCCTTCAGCCTTTAGTGCGGCTCTGTAAACGTCGGCTGCTGTATCAAAAGCAGATGCACGCACACGGCCTAAGCTCTTTGAGGTTTCCTGGATTGCGTCAAACTTAGCTTCGACCTGAGCTCTTACAATGGCACCAATCTTGGCTGCGGAGTCTTGTCCTAGGGCTTTCTTTTCGCCCTCTGACTCATGCTCGCTGTCAAGCTTCTTTGGTTCGTCCTTTTCTTTCTCTTCACCGTAAGACACGCCGGAGGCAAAGCCCTGCTGGAAAGCAGCCTTTACAGTTGGGTCGTCAGCGTCTAGGCCACATGACTTTAGAGCTTCTTCTGCGTCTGCGGTTAGGTCGTTTTCTTCGTCGCCTTCGTCTTCGGCCTCGTTTTTCTCTTCTAGGTAGCGTTCTTCGCCTTCTGATTCATGCTCGCGATCTAGCTTCTCAGGTTCTTCCTTTTCTTTCTCCTCACCATACTTGACGCCTTCGGCGAATGCCTTAGACTCTTCGGTGTCCTCATCAGTTGCCTGGCTGTCATCTTTAATGTTGATGACCGCATCAAGCTTCTGCTTGAAAGCTTCAGGATCAATACCTGCGCCAGCTACGATCTCTAAGATCTCGGCTAGTGCCTTCTCCTTCTCGTTCATATCGTCGTTCTCCTGTTTAAGTTCCGATGATGTTTTTGGTTCTTCCTTACCACCACCGGCAGGAAGAGTTAAAGTTGAATCTTTAACGGACACGTCATGTCCGGCTCTGCCCTCTTCAACAAGAGCTACGTGATTGCATGAGATGTCTGTCATTACTACGTCGTAAGGCTCACCTTCAAACTCTCCATGTCTTAAGACTGGAGTGTAGAAGTAGCCCATAGATATTTCCCGCATGGTTCCGTCGTTGATGCGTCTTATTGCATCCGCGTCTTGAATATGCAGAGAATTCGTTAAATAAGGGGGCTCCCACTTGGCATCAGTGCCTGTTGAGCCCACGCGATTTGAAGCAGGGGCTTCTGCCGAGTCCTCGGCATGCTTTAGAAGTACCGGTATGCCGTTAAGACTTTCCACTGTTGCGGGCTTTGACAGCTCTGACGCTGGTCTGTAGACGCTATAAATTTCATCCGGTTTCAGCCCCAACTTTTCAAAGTCTGGGATTTCGCTACCCAGATAAGGTGCCACTTGCTCTTTAGTGATGTTGCTTATTCCAACATGCAAGTAGCCGTTGTCATCTACAGTTCTGACAGAGTCCACAGGAGACCTGTCATAGACTAATTTTTTCATTCTGTTGTTGCCTCCTTTGGAATAATGACCCTTGAGGTACACCTGCAGAACGGAAGTTGACCAGGTATCACGTTACGGCCTACAGAGTCGTCGTATAGGCCTTCGTTAAGGTCAAATTCCTGTCCGTCAAAAGCCATATGTGTTCTGCGTGAGGTGTACTGTCCCGGCACATGTTTCCAGCGTGCATGCGTACAGCCTAGTGACTGCGCATTCATGATCTGCACCTGTTGGTTGATTTTGTTGATCTGGTCAAGCGCCACTCGGTCGGCTCTGGCACCGTCAAAGCCATTAGTCGCGTTAAGCTCCTGCCTTAAGGCGTTGTAGTCCATGCCTTCCTGAAGGCCTTTAGTCAGCACTTCCGTTATGCGAGTGATGTCGTTCTCTCCAATGTGCGTTATGAGCTCCACATTCTCTTTAATCATTGAGGGCATGGCAGACGCAGCGTTAGGGCTTAGGTACTGTCGGCCCACAACAGGCACTGACCAGCGTTCTTTAATCAGCGATGGCTTTACACCTGCGGCAATAAGTGCAGCTTTCTGGGCATTGGTAGAGGATGTCATAGCCTTCTTAACGAAACGCTCCGCGACACCAGATGAAACCTGCCGTAACGCATCCAGCCAGTGTTTTGAGTTTTTGGCTATGAGATCCTGCAGGAACTTCTCGAACTCAACACCGCGTCTTAGGAGCTTGAGCGTTTTGCGCTTGAGCTCCTTAAGATTTGGCACTGTAGGAAGTTTGGCATCTGTGGTTAAAGCGTTCTGTCTTTCAAGTTCCTGAAAGATTTCATTTAGCACATAGGTTTGAAAGTCCTTCTGAACTCTGACAAGCTGTTTCTTGTAAGCTCTGCGTTCGCCCACATTAGACTCTACTGCTCTACTGAGTCTTACCTTCTTCACCATTTTCAGGATCCTCGGTCTGTGATGAGCTCATACCACTGAACAGGTTCTGCTGGGGGTCATCCGTCTTGAAGTCGTCCTGCTCGTCGGGCATTTCTGGCATTTCATCGGGTAACATTGAAAGTCCAAGGGTGTCATCCTGTTTTACTGCCTGCCTTAACTCCTCAGCGCTCATGATCTGACGGTCAACAAGCTGAGTTAACGCACCTATTCTTGTCTGAGCGGTCATAGCTTTAGATGCTGCATTCTCCTCAGACAGAGGTACGAACTCAAAACTGATTGAAGGATCGACGCGACCAAACTCAACTAACTGAATTGCGTCGAGGCACTTCTGGATCTCGTCATGGTGCAGTTCCTGCTTGGAGTGGATGTAGTCGTAGTAATTTGTGATGTCGCTCTCTCCGGTGGCATTGAATCCGCTTGGACTAATGCCTAAGAGCTTTACAGCAGGAGTTCTGTTAATGGCTGCGACCATTTCCAAGCTCTGACGTACAATGTCGGTACAGCCTGCGATGCTGGTCTGTACGTTCATAACGCCTTCCGTGTCCTTATCGCAGACAAAAACGGCATCGTTGTTTCTGTAGCGGGCCAAAAGGTCCATCTTGGTGTCAAAGTTTGCAACACCGTTAGGGTCGGTAAGTACCGCGTCCATGTCTGTCTGCACTACAAGAAGACTTAACTTATTTAAAAGCCTTGCAGTGCTTACACGACAGTCGTTAAAGTGCATTACGTAGTCCCACAAGATTTGAGCCTGTGGAATGCCTAAGAAGTTGTAGTTAGGCTTTAACAGTACCGGTGGCTCATTATCAACCACGGGGATTAAGCGCGACGCATCTACTGTAGAACCTAAAACGTACCAGCGCTTAGGCTGCATATAGTCTTCCTGAAGGGGGTCGATGCAGTTGTAGTCAGCTGGAGAGCAGTTGACAGGGTCAACAACAATAAAGCTTAGGGTTTCACCCTGCTTAAGTTCGGCACTCACATCAGTAAATGACAGTTTTAGATCTGCGGTCTTGTTGTCAAGTCCGACCTTCACGAAGATCAAAGCACCGCCCATGTAACCCGTTGTCGCGAAGGCTTTGTGAAATACCTGTCTTAAGTGATACTTGTTTTCGATTAAATCCTTTAAGTGGTCAAGCTTTTCAGCATCTGTACCTTCACCGGCTTTAAGATCAATCCATTTACGGGTCATGTCATCAGCTACGGTCTGAATGCAGGCTCTAATCATACCCTGCTGGGCGATCTGCTGAAGAGCCCCATAACCTACGAAGCTGGTCATAGGGAACTGACCTAGCTCGGTTGCGTGCTGCTGAAAGGATTCATAGATCGCTGAGTAACCACCCGCAGCGTCAAAGGCGGAATCCATAGCCATACGGTTTTCCTGACTTAGTCCGGAAGCGTTGGCAGGTAATGCGAAGGCCTTACGCACCTTCTCCAGCGAATCAAGCGCCTGGACGGTTCTACGTGGTATAAAAAGCTGTGAATTATCAAACAGCTTTGATTTTCTTGGTCTTGGCATATGTGTTTAACTCGTTTGAAGCCGGTTGCAAAAATGGAAAAAGCGTGTCTCTCAAATTAGGAAAAGAGGCACGATTTAAAACGGTACCCGGTCGGATGCACGACACTACGCTAGGCACATGAGCGGGTACTCTTATGCGCAGTAGTAATGTTGCTTCTAATGCGACACATTACCAGATCGCGAAAATGGTGGCCCAAACAGGACTTGAACCTGCACTATAACGATTATGAGTCGTCTGCTTTAACCGATTAAGCTATTGGGCCATGGCGGGGCGTGCAGGATTCGGACCTGCGAGCCGTTAAACGACCGTCTGCTTAGTAGGCAGATACTTTCAGCCACTCAGTCAACGCTCCTTTGGAACTGGTGGGAAATTATTTTGCTGTCAATTTCCCGAAAACAGCGCCCTACACTGGTACGCATTATCTTTCTGATAATTAAGCGCTGTAAGACTAATTGTCCCTAAACGCGCCCTGCTTTCTGCAGGTGGGAAGGGTCCTATTATTTGAGGTGTGAAGCGAAACCGCAGTGCGCCGCTGTACATATCAAATTAACCACAAAATCACTTCACAGTTATGAGCGCTCTACAGGATATGAGAGACGGTGAACCCGCAGAGCGTTCATAACTGTGAAGTACACTCTTTATTTGCGCAGAAAGAAGTGAGAGAAAACTGCGTTTCAGTATTTTGTCTGTAAACTTTGATTTATTCGCGCTGTTAAGATATACTCAAAGAAAATAAGAAGTAAAGCGGGGTAGACGTGATCGCTGGTAGCGTCTTTAAACGTGGCGCCGGATCTTCTAGATTAAAGGCCAGGGTCCTCGCTTTTTAACACGATTTAAAGGCCTAGTTTTTAAGGTTGAACAAAAATATTAAGTACTACCCGTAAAACTGTGAACCATCCTACAATAAATCACAGTATCCTCAAAAACGGGCCTTTTATTCAATTCTTTTCAGCGTTTCTAATTTTCTCGGTTCTATTGGTCTAATTGTTATCGGGACCAAAAAGCCGTCATTTCCTTTAAAATTTTTCGATGTCACCACTGCCATTTTAGATCTTGGATCAACTGCCAGAAGACTGGTGTCTCGGTCATTTTGGTATATATGCCCTTTTGATATAGCAGCATCGATAATTTTAAAAAATTCTGATTCTTTTAACTTCCCTTTGGATTCCCTTACCCTTTTATACATGTGACAGAGCCCCATGCTTGGAGTTCCCCACATAAGATCAATTTTTCCGATAGATTTTCTATTCCAAAGATCCTTAATATGCCCAAACCTACACTTGGCGATTTTTCTAAGGGCATCTATACCATCTAATTTGGTTTTTATTTCTGGACCGTAACTTCTGCTCAGCTCTGCGCCAGCATTGAGATTTTTCTCTTTTTTGTTCTTTATACCTGAGTAATGCTTTTTGACATTGTCTATTGGGGTTCCCTTTAATTTTCCGGACTGGATTGTGCCAAATTTATCAATCAAAAAGTGATGACCATTCTCGGTAGTTATCCAATAAGGATTATTAGTGTTGGCATCAAAGCTTAGTCCCTGTTTGCGGAGCCCAAGCTTAAAGCCAATAGCTACCGCCATACCCACGATATAAGCTGTTTTCTCTTTATCGGTCACGGCTGTACTACCCTTTTATCTTCTGTACCTAGGCTGTAGCAGTGCGGCCTTATTGCTTGCAGGGATATTAAGGGCACTTGGCTTTAAGTCTGACAGGGCGTAACGCATTGCATCCATCAGATGAGAGAACTCATGATCGGGCTTGTCAGTTGTTTTGCCTAACCTATCCTTGGCCCAGCAGTAGTTCTTAATCTCATGTGCGAAGTTCTCACATTCAGGACTATAAATGATCTTGAAGTTCTGGATCTTCTGAATACCGAAACCTACAGAGTCAGGGCCTTTGATGGCTGCCTTAGCGTTGATACCCGCTTTTCTTAACTCCTCGATTGACTTAGGCTCGGCTGAGTCACATTTGACTATTTCATGTTTTAGTCCCAGCTGTTTAATTCTGGCTGCTGTTTCCTGATTGGTAAGACCTGCCTCATACAGTTCTAACAGGACATAGATTTCTTTTTTCTCGAAATTGACAAAACCGCCCACAAAGGCTGTAGGGTCCGTAAAGCCGAAATCTAGGCCATAAAAAGCGTGATAGTCTCGCTTGCCGATGAAATCCTGCAACTTGATGTCTCTACATTCTACGTTGGAATATATAAGGCCTTCCGAGATACCCCACTCACCTAATCCCTCGATACGGTAGCGTCGGGGATTCTTCACCTTCATTTTTTCAAATTCTTTAAGGTCTGCTTCGTCCAGCCATTCATTGCAGGTGTAGGTGGTCGTCATGGCTAGCGTATCGTCATCAGGATTATCGAAAAAGCGCTTCTTAATCCAACACTCGGACCACGGGTTGAGGGTCAGAATGAAGGATTTGAAGTAACCTTTTGGCATCTTGCCACGAACAGACATTTCAATCTTATTGAATACGTCCTCGTTCTCGACTTCATAGCTTTCCTCAAGCCATACCCAGCAAAGCACGCCATGCTTTACCGTGATTGAGGTTACTTTCAGAGGATCATCAAGTCCTCTGAAAAGTATTTTCTGACCTGTTGGTAGGTAGGTCATTTCAAGTGGTGAAACAGTCACCTTCCAATAGGAGGCCACGCAGAGTTGGTTTAAAACCCATTGCAAAACGGCGAAACAGCTGTCACGCAGAGTTCTCTCATATCGTCTGAGTACCAGAACGTTAGCCTCAGGATAGGCCATCATGTTGATGATCAGCCAGTAGGCAGTAGTCACGGACTTCTTGCTGCCTCGGGAGCCCTTAACAACTCTGAAACGCTTTTTACAGTTCCAGAAATCCTTGTAGCCATGTCCGATTAAGCGTGTGAGACTTAATTCAGACATAGTTCTAATCCTTCAAATCGTTCTTGATTATCAGCTGTACAGGCGCTGTGTTCTTGACTTCAACCGCTGATTCTTCCTTCCAGCCGTTACACTTTAAAAAGAAAATCTGAGCTGTGGTATTGCCCTCCTGAGCTTTCTTGTAAAGAGCATTTGCAATCTCAGTTATACCTTTAGACTTGCCACGAAGGTATGCCTCCTCAAAGGCAGGGTCTTCCTTTGTGCGACGCTGTAGGGTACGTGAGCTGACCCCGAGATTGTGGGCAACCTGCTCTCTGGTGAGACCACGAGAAGCCAAGGCCTCGACCTGCTTAGGGTCGATTTGTGTTTTCTTGATTGTCATGGTTACTCACCTTCCAGGGCTATAGCTCATTCCATAATTTGCCGTCAGATCTCATAACCTCGACGTTGGTCAGCTTCTGGTAACGGTCAATTATCACATCAACGTATGCGGGGTCTAGCTCCATTAAGTAAGCGCGACGGTTTAGTTGCTCGCAGGCTACAATGGTGGTTCCGCTACCACCGAATAAATCCAGCACGATGTCGTTGCGCTTGGAGCTGTTCTTGACTAAGCGTCCGAAGAGCTTCACAGGTTTCATCGTTGGATGAACGTCGTTAATGCTAGGTTTCTTTTCGCGGATTACGGTGGTCTCGATACCTGGATCAAGCAGCTTCTTGCAGAGGGTCTTTAGTTCGTCCTTGGATAACTTGTCGACGTTTACTTGGTCCTCGATTACCGTGGACTCGGCTCTGGAGTCTGTGAAATAATGAGCCGCTCCGGCCTTCCAACCGTACAGACAAGGTTCGTGGCGCCACTGGTAATCCTGGCGACCTAGTACGAAATTGTTCTTAACCCAGATTAAACATTCGCGAATCTGCCAGCCCATATCTTTGGCCGCGCCTCGGAAGTTTGCACCTTCGAGGTCTGCGTGCCAAATGTAAAACGGAGCACCGGGCTTCATGACGTGGTCTGCTGCTTTGTAGACGTCGATTAGGAATTGACGGAAGGCTTGATCTTCCATGTTGTCATTCTTAATCTTCAGCTTTTTGTCTGTGCCACATTCGTAGTCCACGTTATATGGTGGGTCGGTCAGCAGGAGGTCTGCCTGATACTCCCCCCCTCCCATCAACTTCTCAACGTCCTGGATGCTAGTTGAATCGCCGCACATGAGTCGGTGTTTGCCTAGGATGTAGACCTCTCCGAGCTTGGCCTTTGGCTCTTGCGGAACAGCTACAGTGTAGTCGTCATCCTCAACCTCGGGCTCCTCGTCCTGGTTCATGATCTCGTCTAGCTCTTCGGTACTGAAACCTACCAGGTCAAGGTCAAAGTTAGAAAACTTCAAATCCTCAAGCTCGACCTTCAGCATGTCGTTATCCCAGCCTGCGTTTAGTGCTAGCTTATTGTCAGCAAGGATGTAGGCCTTTTTCTGTGTGTCAGACAGGTGCGACAGGCAGACTGTAGGAACTTCGGTCAAACCTAACTTTTGTGCTGCCATCACACGTCCGTGGCCGCATAAAATCATGCCGTCAGCGTCAATGGCTACAGGGTTATTGAATCCGAACTCTTTAATCGAAGCTGCAAGCTGAGACACCTGCGTGTCGCTGTGTGTTCTAGCGTTTCGAGCGTAAGGCAGTAGCTCGCTCACCTTCCTGTACTCGATTTTCAGTTTCATTTCCATAAGTTGCACGTACCTGATTGTATAGTCTGACTAACTCGTTACGGTCTACCGCAATTTCGTCTCTTTCTTTTGCGAGGATTCCGCAGGTTCGTTTAAGTCGGTTATAAGTCTGTCCAAGCCGTCCACAGTCACAGCTTTCTGAAGTCTTGCCGGGAGCTGTGGTGGTATCGGACAGCGTTGGGGCACTGTCACTGTTACGGTTCGGGTGCTGCAGGCTGTAAGAGTCAGTGCCAGTGGCAAAAGCATTAAACTTAAAAGTGATCTTGTCATGTTCGGTAAGAGCCTCATCCTCGATAGAGTTCAAGACGTTTAGCTGCAGCTGCTCTGTGGCTCTCTGTTTCTGCAGGTTCTGAAGGTCATCTGCTTTTGCTTTCGCGTCAGCCTCAGCGTATATACGCTCGATCTTCTCAACGTAGTATCGCTGTGTAACCGTGAAGGTAAACAGTGCACTCGCCACGGTTATGGCAATAAAGGCATAAATTCTGCTTAGCATAAAGCCTCCGACTGCTAAGACAGGAAAAGTCTAGCTTCAGCTCTTCTGCGGAGGGTTAAGCCTCTGACTTCTTGGCCACCTGCTTTGTTTATATCAAGGAATTCACTCGCAGCGCCTTTAACATCGCCTGCTTTGAGCTTTGTCCAGAGTTTGAATTTTACAAGTTTGAGTATTCCGCCTGACAGATTGAACAGTAAAGAACACAGCGCATCGAACTGACCCTGTGTGACTTCAATCTCGTCTGCGTTTAGCGCTGAGATAAGCTGATGCTCAACCTGTCTTAAATCTCGCAGTAACTGCTCATAAGCCCATTGCTCGGTACATACTGAGCCCGGCTTTACGTCTGGGCCATGGTGGCCGTAGCCGATGGTCCATCCGGATTCATTTTTAAGCGGCTTATATGCTGTAGTTCTCAAGCCTTCGTAATTCTGTATAAGTGCGATTCCGTGACTACTAACGTGCATTGTCATCTTTGTCTACCTTAACGTTTATAAACTGCTTAACTTTGGCTGAAATGTAGTCGCTTCCGAGAAAACCCACAAAGGTACCAATAGCAACACCAAGCTCAAGAGGCCAGTGAAGATAGTATTCTGAAATAAGAATTAGCGCCGAAGACAGCATAGAACAGGTCAAAGCCTCACAAATCTTAGCCGCGAAAGTTCTTTTCACTGACCTTAAATAAGCCATGACAAAAGAACACCCTGCGCCAATTAGTAGATAAATAAATTCCGGTGTCAGATGACGCATCATTTTTGAAAACCTGTAAAACGAAAACCCTGCACGGAGGCAGGGTTTCTGGTGATGGGAATTAAAAAGTAGAATTCGGAGTAACACTTTTTCACACTATCTGATTTATAGTATATTCCAGAATAACGACCCATTAACGACCTTTTTGGTTTATTTCTAAAAATCTTTCACAAGGCTCTCCTGACATCGACAGATAAAAATGCGCTGACGCTCAGTCGCCAGTTTCTGATCATCGCTGTATTTATGCGTCTTAGGCTCATGTGCAGGGTTAAACTTCTCTTTACCAGTGCACCAGTCGATCGCCACGCGTGGATTTTCAGCAGCTCTCCTGAAATGTCTGCAGAGACGCTTAACTTTTTGATAACTTATATCATATTTGTGACATACTTCACGAATTGAACGGTATAAACAACCATCGATTTCCACGAATTTCATGATTTTGTACACCTGAGTTTATGATTTAACTGCAAAACTTAACTTAATGTTTATTATAGTCAATTAAATCATCATAAATAAAACTCTCAGCGATTTTTAATAAACTTCTCACACCACTTGCGTTTACATGACGGAGGGCAGTATCTATCGAAGGTCTGGCCTCGTAGTAGTTTTTACGTCTTTTGTATGGGCTCTCAGGCTTTCCTCGGGTCTCAGATCGTAATCTGTCGGTGATAACTTCGGGGGTAAGACCCTCGATATAGTGCTGGCGGAAAACTTTCCAAACGTTGGGCCTTGACTTCTTAAGCTTCACTACTGCTCTCTCCACAAGCATAGCTGTAGCATCATCGATGATCGCAGTCGGCAGTATCTCGGAGCTGTGAGCTTTATAACCACTGCAGCCGAAGTATCGCGACCAGATGCCGTAGTTCTGCAGAAGCAGATAGAATTCTGCACTTGCTGCGCCATGGCTTAGTGCACCCTCAAGAATTATATTCATGTGCTCTCTCCTCTTAAATCTGCGCTCTGACAGCGTTCATCAGTGCGCTTTGAGTTACATGCTTGTTAAGTAAAGCTTCATAAATCTGTCGGTCTATCGTTCCTTCAGTAAGTATGTGCTTAATGACCACAGTCTTAGCTTTCTGTCCCTGTCTCCACAGTCTGGCATTAGTCTGCTCGTACAACTCTAGACTCCATGTAAGGCCGAACCATATCATGAAATTTCCACCCTGCTGAAGGTTAAGCCCATGACCTGCGGAGGCAGGGTGAATCAAAGCCACCCTGATTTGTCCTGCATTCCAATCTCTAATGTCCTCACTGGTCTTAATCTCACGCACATCAGGAATGCGTTTTTTAATTCTTTCAAAATCATGCTTAAACCAGTAGGCTACAAGCACCGGCTTGCCGTTAGCCTCCTCGATTAAGTCCTCTAAGGCATCAAGCTTGCGTGAATGAAACTCACAGACGTTTCCTTCTTCGTCATATATAGCACCGTTTGCAAGCTGTGAGAGCTTACCGCAAAGCGAGGCAGCGTTTTTAGCTGTAACAAGATCACCGTTCAGCTGCAGGACCTTTTCACGCTTAAGCCGTTTATACAGTTCCGTTTCTGAAGGACTCATGGTAACCAGCTCCTGCTGCTTTAGCAGTTCGGGCATCTTGAGGTGTTCAACTGCGCTCATGGATACTGTGATATCTGCGATCTTTGCGTTAATGCGTTTAACGGAGTCAGGTTTTAACTCGTAATCGGCAAACTTTTTAAAAGGGTCCAAAGTAAAGTATTCCTGCCTGTATCTCGTTATAAACTTCCCAAGCCTCTCACCCTCGTCAAGCACTCTGAACTGAGCCCACAAATCCATATATCCGTTGGGAGCGGGTGTGCCTGTCAGACCTACGATACGGCTCACCTGGGAACGTATTTTACGGAGAGCTTTAAACCTTAGAGACTTTGACGACTTAAAGCTTGAAAGTTCATCAAGCACGACCATGTCATAAATCCATGGAGTTTTTGCGATAAGCCATGGCAAGTTCTCACGGTTGACGATCACTATTCTTGCGTTACCTTTCATGGCGTTTTTAACGGCCTTTAGACGGGTTTTCTCGTCTCCTGTGGCTACCTCATAGGTCAGCCCTTCGAGATGCCCCCATTTTGCAATTTCAGAAGGCCAAGTGTCTCTTGCAACCCTCAAGGGGGCTACGATGAGGCAGCGTTTAACGTCGAAGCTGTCAAGCATCAGCGACCATAGCGCTGTCAGAGTGATGACTGTCTTACCAAGACCGCAGTCTAAAAACAGCGCTGCGATCTGATGGCTTAGAATGTAATCAATGGCATACTGCTGATAAGTGTGAGCTTTAAATTCCATAGTTGTGCTGTTCCCCCTCAAGTGCTCTCACAAAGGCCTCGGCGCCTTCCATAGAATCGATAACTGTAACTGTAAAGCCTAAGCGCTTAAATCTGTCATGTACAGCTATCTGCAGGGCTCTGGGTTTCTCCCCTGGGGCTTTGAGCTCTACGAAGTGTATCTTTCCATGGGGCATCATGACGATCCTATCCGGTACTCCTGCATTTCCCGGAGACACAAATTTAAGGCACTCCCCGCCTAATCTTCTCACCAGGCTAACAAGTTTTTTTTCGATTTTACTTTCCAACATAAAATGTGAATATTGTCCTATTGTTTATCTCTTTTTCCGGTCATTTTCTTCGTAATGGACTAACTATTTGATTTTTATACTTTTACTATCAAACTACTAAAAAGTACCAAATTTTCTATATAGCTATTATTAATTTGTATGCAGCAACTTATATATGTTGTATGTAGTTATCTATTTTATTATTTTATTAATTATTAGTAGTTTTAGTAGTCTCAGTAGTAATATAATATAAATCAAATAGTTAGGCACCTACCAAAGGTGCTACTAGCCCCACTACCAAGAGGCTTTTTTCCTCTTTTTCGCTGATCATGTCTACATTTGTAAATTTTCTCTGCTGTCGCAAAAATTTTTAAATTTTGTAACGCCTTAAAAAAGTTTTGTCTCATTTTTTATCACCTCGGTAGTATTAGCTTATAAATCAATCTGTTAAACGATAACCGAACTTTTTGCCTGGTTGTCATCTTCTGAGAATACATCCTCATGCTACTGAAGCATCGCATCTAACTCTTCTATACCTGGTGTGCTAAAATTCTCATCGTTTACGGCTTTTTTTTCTCGTGGCGCAGTGAAAATTTTCTGATTACCATAAATAGGTATTTTCTTTGGGCTGCTTTTGCGTTCCCAGCCTAACTTCAGTAACATGGCCACTATTTCTAATGAATTCTTTCTCTCAAGCTTTACTCGGTCACTCTCAAAACATTCGGCCCAGACTTCGGCCACGCTCACTTCTGTTCTGCGCTTTACTCCTGTGTGGGGCTTGTACTCCCTGCCCTTTAGATAGTCCAGGCGCTCTTCTTTGCCCATTTCTGCCCATTCTTCCGGCAACAGCTTTTCAAGATAAACCTGAACCTCACCGAGTCTGGAGTCATCCTCAAGCAGCTCGTTCTGGAAGTTGACGATCTTCTCCTGAAGATGCTGAGGAAGGTATAGTGGTTCTTTAGCCTTGTAACGTACAACTGCCTCCGCCCATATCTGGCCTATTTCGTGCTCATTAAGATCCCATTTCTCTGGCGGGAAGTCGGTTCGCCCTCGAACGATTACAGGTAAATATCTGCGATTTCCGGTTAGATCTCTCAGGAAGCCCTCGGTCTCGTTGGTGGTTCCGATGAGAATCCCCTGACGTGGTTTGCTTACCACGGTGTGTCCATAAGCCGGGCGCATCTTGTCATCCTGACGTGTAATAAAGCCTTTGATTGTTTCGGAGTCTGTTTTGCGCATGCCTGAAAGTTCGGCGACTTCTGAAATCCAGGCTCCGCTTAGCTTCTCTACGCCGTTCTTGTCTTTCATGTCGGTTAAAGTTAAAGAATCAGAGAACCATTCGCCTCCTAGAAGTCTTAAGATTCTGGACTTGCCTATGCCCTGTCCTCCAACTAATACCATCATAGAGTCATACTTGATCCCCGGATGCATAACTCTGGCTACTGCTGCTACCAGTGTTTTGCGTATAATAGCCTTGTTTAACTCCGTATTCTCGGCCCCAAGATAGCGGCTGAGCAGATCATCTAATCTTGGGTTTCCATCCCACTTCTGTTTGAGCAGATACTCACGTACCGGGTGATAAGCACGACAGTTGCGGACTGTGGCGGTTAGTGCTGTGAATACGTTCGCAGTAGCATTTAAGCCATATTGTTGAGATAGGAACATGCAGAGATTAGAAAGATCAGCCTCTGTCCAGCCCCTGCCTTCGTGTTCCCATGGCAGCTGACCGTCAACGCAGAAGCAATCCGCGAAAAGGTCATATTTTATGGCTTGGAGACGGGCGTCATTCTTTATTATTGCGCCAATATTCGCTAGAGTACTTTTAACGTTTCCTGCCTTATCCTTGTCAAGATCCTGCTGCCAGTCGGTTGTTGGGTCCGCTTCAATGCGCTTGATCTCCTCTCGGTCGGTTATGTAGACATCTATTCCGTCTTCCTGCAACTGCAGCTTTGATACTCGCTTATCTTTAGCTGCAAGGTCCATCATAGCTTTAAAGGAAGGCAGTTTGTTAAAAGGCGTGCCTGCCCTGGCTTTGTCATCGAGAGCTCCAAATTTGTGTATTCTGACTAAGTCAAAGGCGTTACATTCGATACCGTAAGCAGGATCGGAGCTGTGGTGGCTGTAAAAGAACTTATCATCATAGACGACGGCACCGGCTGAGGAGTCTGCGACCTTCAGGTGCCAGCGGTCGGCGCTTACCTGCTCATAGACATCGGATAAAAACTTGCGTATAGCCTCTTCGATTCCGTAAGCTCTACAGAAAGTGCCTATGGGGTATGGTTTCGTAAGTGGATCTTCCGCCATGAGTTCACTCTGGCGCTTGACCTTTTCACTCTCCTGCATTGGCCAGGATCTAAAATCATCGATGTTTTCGTAGCTGTTGACGATCTCGGTTGTGTCTAACGGTAAGAATTTGTTTTCCTTGATGTATGGCTCTGCGTCCTTTGGATAGCAAGGCCAGAACATCAGCTGATTCGCTCTGAAACTTGCAGGGTCGCACAGCTCTAAAACGTCCATCATCAGCGCCAGCTTTCTAGCTATAGGCTCATAGAAAGGCTCTTTTATCGGTGCTTTTAGGGGTATAATTACACGTAAACGTGGGGTGGCCGCGGTTGACTTGAAAGTCGTATAGACCAGTGTAGTTACCCCGCTGCAGTCGCTGTAGGACTCTATATTTTTGAAAACTTCCGGAGTGGCGTGGTCAATATCAAGAGTGATTAGTGATCTACTTACCACGTTCCCCTTCTTACGTAATCCGTCTTTTAGCTCTCCTCCAACGAAAGCACCGCCCATGTTTTTGATGTTGGTCTGGTCGTCTTTGCTGAGCTTATTGAACTCTTCTCTGGTAACGTCAGCACGTTTGTAACTGGTTACCCTTCCTACGATTTGGGCCCAGTCTAAGTCTTCATTCTTCCAGTTTTTAGCTGTATGGCCTTTCTGGGCTGTTGCTATTTTCATTTCGCACCCCTTTTCTAATCTTTCAGATAAAATTTGGTTTCGTAGCCGTCTGCTCTGAGTAGTAGTCCTTCTGCCCACTCTGGAACCTGAGCCATCTTTTGGCAGATGTCGTCAAGCTTTACAGAGCTATCAGCCTCGATGACGAGCTCGTCATGAATATGCATGCAGATGCGGGCGTCCGGTCCTACCTGCTTCATGGCGTTAAGAAGGAGGTCACGGCTTATTCCCTGGACCAGATTCTCCACGAACTTCGGACCGTATGACTCAAGGCGGGCCCAGCTCTTGTTGCTGCTGACACCCTCATAGGTGATTTTCCCGTCAATAAGTCTAGGCTTTACGTAGGCTAGGCTTCTGCCTGAAGGTAATCTGATAAACAGTATTCCCTTCTGCAGGCTGAACATAAGGCCGTGCGTTCTGTGGGTCGTACCGTCTTCAAGCGTCTGTTTTATTGCTCTGTCAACGTTCCACCATAGCTGTACTATTCTTGGGGAAGAGGCTCTCCAGTTGTCTACGATTGACTGCATTTCGGGCTCTGTAAGGCCCATCTTGTCCGCACCGAATGCTTTTAAAGCACCAACGGAGCCCCCATAGCCACATGCCAATTCTGCGACCTTGCCTTTCTGTCTTAACTCGCCGTTGATTCCATGCTTTACGACAGGAACTCCAAACATGGCTGAGGCTGAGGCGCAGTAAATGTCTTTTCCCTCGGCAAAGGCTTTCATTCTCCATTCTTCTCCTGCAAGCCAGGCAATGACTCTAGCTTCGATTGCTGAGAAGTCAGCGACGATAAAGCGTGAGCCTTCCCTTGCAACAAACGCTGTACGTATCAGCTGTGAGAGGATGTCAGGCACCGAATCAAACATCACAGACAGCGCATCAAGATCGCCACGTCTTGCGAGCTCTCTTACAAGCCCAATGTTCTCAATGTGATTCTGCGGAAGGTTCTGTAGCTGCAGTAGACGTCCCGCGAATCTGCCGGTTCTCATGGCGCCGTAAAACTGAAACATGCCACGCGCTCTGCCATCAGAGCAGGTTGCGTCAAGCATTTTTGTGTACTTTTTAACTGAGGATTTGGAAATTAAAAGGCGTAGTGACAGTACCTTTCTAATTAAAGGATCGTCTGTCTCCTCGATCATCTGAGCTACGTCTTTCTTGCCTAGCGATACCATGTCACAACCGTGTTCTCTTAACCACATGTCGAGCTGTGAGGTGCTTCTTGGATTGTCGATACCGGTCAGCGATCTCATCTTTTCCATGAGGTTTTTTGAGATCTCTGCGTCCATGGCGACCGCGTTTCTGGCTAAGGTCAAATCAACCTCAACACCTCTGTCGTTAATGCGCTGGTCGGTCCAGTACTCCTGCCACAGCTCGTCTGAGCATGGAAAAGGACTGATCATCTTCTGAATGCCCATTTCGGTTTCGACATCTCTTATGTTGTAGCGTCTGAAGGTTTCCCAGTCCTCCGGAAACTCCTCAGGCGTTACTCTCTGACCTGTCTTTTTGTCGGGCTTGCAGAACTTATATATAAGCCCACGGCCTTCTGACATCTTCTGCTTGTCAAGCGCCAGAACCTCGCCTACCTTAGCAAGTCCCATAGGAAGGCCGAGCGTTGCAGCCCAGACCATTGAGCACTTCCAGCCCTCAGGATCTAAGTACTGACCTGTAGGCATACCTAAAAATCTTGATAGCGCCACACGCTCAAAGTTGGCGTTGTAGGCCCACTTGGTCACACTCTTATCGCTGAGAGCCTTTACAATCTCCTTAGGTATGCTGTCACCTCTGGTGAGGTCTATAAGCTGTACAGGACCGCCGTCAACTGAATACGCAAAAAGCAGGATCTTAAATTCTTCAGTATCGACGTATCTGTAGACACCTGCCTTGTTGATGTCGATATCGCTGTACGTTTCAATATCGATAGACATGAATTTCATAGTTACTCCGGTTTAGTGCTAAAAAAGGAGGTGGGGTCTCCACCTCCAAACTTGACTGCTAAGTTGTTAACTAGTCCAGAAAATCGGTTGCTGTGTCAGGGGCACCATAGGCCTCAAAGTCTTCAGTTGCTGAGGTTGGACCACCGCCTAAGCGCTCACCGTCTCTAATTTTCTGAATGTTGCCTAGTCCACATGCGATGCCTTTGTTGCCGTTTGTGTTGAAGGCGTAAAAGTTGATACTTACTCGACCGTAGCAGCCTGAGTAGACCTCTGTCTGTTCAAGGATTGGCTGCACCTTGGTATCAACCACCTGAGGCTGGTTCTTTGAAGATGCGTTCAGGAAGTAGCATCCTGCGTAGGCCTCGTCATCTGGTCTCTCAGCATCACCGTCGCGCAGTGGCTTCTTGATGACTTCAAGTGCTGGGGCGGTCTTACCGGTGCCTTTGAGCTTGTTAAGCCCCTCGTTATAGGCAGCCTTAATCGCATTCTGAATCGCTGCTACAGTTTTAGTGTCGGTCTTAGGAATAATTAGAGACACTGAATACTTAGGATCAGATCCGTTAATTGACTGAGGCTCCCAAATGTGTGCGTAAGATAAGCGAGTATCTGGACCTGTTACTACTTTAGTTGCTTGCATAATTACGTTTCTCCATGATTACGTTTTGTCGTTTATTTGCTCTGAGCGAACTCTGAGAAGTCGCTTAAAGCCATCTCCGGTCTTTTATCGCTGTCCGGCACCAGCGTTGGTTTGCCCTGAGGCTTTACGATGTAAGAGCCCAGGAGTTCATCAAATCTTTTCTTTCCGAGAAGTTTGGTCATGTCAGTGATGCCCAGAAGTTTGTGAGCGTATGGATCTAAGCCTTCCGCCTTCACAGCGTCTGCCACTTTCTCCTCATCGGAGTACTTGCGAATGCTGCGACCGTACACAAGCTTGAAACCTGTAAACTTCTCGCCCTTGAGCGCAGTTTCTAGTGCATAGTCTTTAATGTCGGTGCACCATGCTATAATTTGATCGACCTTGGTCAGGATTTCGGCTACTTCCGTGTTTGAGAGCTCTGGCGGTAGCTTGAAATCCTCACGAGCCTGCGACAGATTGGCTCTTGCCCTTTCTCTGCAGATTTGTTTACCCTTGCAGAATCGACACCACTCACCTGCGCAAAAGTTACCTTTATCGCTTATAGCCTCTTCAGCTTTTGGCTTGAACACTGAGGTTGCTGTGTCGATAAGCTCCTGCATTGAAGTAGCCCAGGTTGAGATGTTGCCAATGCGTGGCTGATAGATCGACATTTCCACGTTCTTGATGTCGTACAGGTCTTTTAGCGCACTGTATGCGCCTAAGGCGTACAGCATCAGCTGAGGGTTGTGGTCGCATTCGACTGGAACACCTACACCGTGCTTGTAGTCAACTATCTTTAGCGTGTCACCTGCGACAATCACACAGTCAGCAGTTCCGAAGGAGCCAGGAGCTGTGTAGTCTGAGTAGTCAACTCTCTGTTCTAAAAAGATTGCTGCACGGTCGGTCATCTTTTCCGCGATAAACGCTGCATAACCGTCAGCGCACTCTTCCGTGGCGCTGTCATACTTGAAGTCAGGTTTTTTAACACCTTGAACTTTGAACATTTCTGCTACTTTCCATGCACACAGCTCATGAGCTCTTGTGCCTTCTTCAGCGTAGGCGCTTGCGCTGTCAGGCATTCCCGCTGTGAATTTCACAGATGCGGTGCAGGCAAGCCAGCGATGTGATGCTGAGGCTGACAGAGTTGAATGCTCACGCTCTGCTAAAACGAAATTACCCATTCGATCATCTCCTTTAGCTTCTCGTCTGCGTTTTGCGGATCTTTCTTTTCGAGATCTTCTTTGTAGTTAGTAATCGTATCTGTCAGAGCACTCAGGTACTGTTCTGGCTTGAACTCTGAAACCTTGGTGGCGTTATACTTATCAAGCGTTGACTTGATGATGCTTCGGCCGTCAACGACCTGGTCAAGCATGATCTTTGCAAAAACCTTTCTGATGTCTTCGATGCTTGGTGCAAGCTTTTCGGGACCCTTCTTAGGGACTTCTACCTTCTGCTTAGTCTCTGCTGGCGCTGTTTTAGCCTTCTCCACAGTCTTTTGCGCTGTATTAATCTTTTCATTCTCAATCTCTAAATTGAGGCCCTTTTTAAAAGCTGAGAGGGCCTTTTCCATGTAAAGGATCGCAGACTTAAGTGCCTCACGATCGATGGTCATAACAATGTCACTCATTAGTGTGTCTCCTCGTTTCCGAATACTTTTTTAAATTCCGCAGGATATCTCTGCTTAAAAACAAGTCTCCAGCTTAGTGGCATGCCTCGCTTTTTCCAGCCTGTCAGCGCCTGCGGTGAGCGCTGACAGACTCTGCAGATTTTCTTGGTTCCCAGAAGGCTGATGAATTCAGCGGTCTGGGTCGCATACAGCTCTCTGTCTGTCAGAGTTTTCACGGTTCCTCCAAACAATTAAATTTTTGTTTATTGTTTTGTTAAAAATAAGTTTACTCACAAAAATTGATATTTTCAAGCGACCAATTAAACTTTTATTTATAAATTGATGGAGATCGTAAAAATGACTTCAAGCGAAGATTCAAACGCATTCAAGTTAAGGCTGTCTCTGGCTATCGCCGAATCGGGTAAAACAAAGGCTCAGATAGCTCGTGAAATCGGAGAAACATCACAGCTTCTAAATAGGTGGCTTAACACTGATCAGAAGCATCCGCCTTCTGCCTATTACGTCGTAAAGCTTGCAGAAGTGCTGAAAGTTAATCTTTTGTGGCTTATCACCGGTGAGGGCTCCAGGAAGTCGAACCTGCTGGCTCCTGTGGACGGTGCATCCATGGTTGAGGTGCCTGAGTACAATGTGGTGTTCGGTTGTGGGGAAACGCCGGAGCCTTCATATGAGGAGGTGTCCGGCACAGTTCCTGCCTTATACAGAAGAGACTTTTTCGAAAAACTCGGCATTAAAGCATCTCATTGCAAGCGTGTGCGAGTGTCTGGGGACTCTATGGAACCACTCATTCTGGATGGCGACTGCATTCTTATTGACTGCTCAAAGGTTGAGAAGATCGAGAACGGTGCCATTTATGCCATAGCTTACGACCATGAGCTTATGGTTAAGCGTCTGATTAAAGAGTTTGGCAGGCTTATCATTAAATCAGAGAACCCCGCATATCACGATGTTGTTCTGGAGGCTGAAGCAGCGAACCGCGTCTATATCATAGGTCGTGTCATAGAGCGTTCCGGAGCGCTTTAACCGCTTTCCTGTGTGCTTCTTTAAGCCCTGCTGTTACTGACAGCGGGGCTTTTTATTCCCATTAAAACTACCTTGTACCGCCCATTCTAAAGTTGTGTGATCAAACTCACACCACAAAACTTTTATAAACTAATTTTTATAAAAATCTGTATATCCACTTTACAAAAATTAAACATTAGTTTATGCTTTAAACACAAATTGATTACTTCATAAACGATTTTAAACTCTTTTAAACTGAATAAAACCGAACATAACAGAGGTGGAAAAATGAACAGTGCTGTATCACTTATCAGAGCTGACAGCAGAGGCGTGGACACGCTTCTTGACGGAGTCAGCTGGGGGAGTGCCTGTCTGGAACTGTGCAGGGCAAAGCCTCCACGCGATGCCGTCTACAGGATCCTTGACAAGAGCACCGGAGGGCTGGCTCTGATTGTTCCTTCCGAGAGCCTTCGCTGCTCTCGAATTGAGCGCGTACAGCGTCTGCACAAGGCAAGAAAGCTCTATGAGCTGAACGTAGAGCACGGCGCGTTCTGCCCATCGGTGGAGGTTGTCTGATGCGCTTAAAACAGCTAATGACAGAGTTAAAAGAAGACTTCGCACTCTACGGACACCTGCAGATGACTTTAATCGCGCTGCTTGTGCTGTGTGCATTCTTTTTACTTACGGAAGTTGTAGCTTGAGAGTTAGACAAACATTGTGCCGGAGGTTTACTCCTTTATGCTCCGGCGCCTTTTTGAGGAGACAGCAATGATTGAAGGAATAAAACTACTGGACAGTGCTAGCGCGGCCAAATACCTGGGCGTAGGTCGCAACACCCTGTTCACTCTAAAAAAAGATCCTGAGTTTCCGGCACCAGTGAAACTGTATAAGGGCCAAAAGAAGCTTTTATGGACACCAGAAGCACTTGACCGCTTCGTAGAGCTTAAGGCAAGAAAGACCTTTGAGGAGGCACGATCATGATTGCAAGAAGAACAAGCGAGGCCAGGTTCAAACGTCTTACGACAGATGAATACCTGCAGGGCGGGTATGGCCTTGACAGAGAGCAGGCCGAAGAGCTTGCAGCGCAGGAGTGGAGCATTAGACAGGAAGTTGAGGGTATGAAGCCTCGTCACGCCAGGATTAAGGAGTCTAATTCAAGACACGGCTTTGGCAAAAACGCGATCCTGATTAAGAGAGAAAAGAAATCAGTAGCCTCCCAGCCTACTCGTAATGACATCAAAGCCGTGAATGCGGGGGTAAAGACTGAAACAAAGCCAAAGCGCAAAAAGACTGCAGTCGTTGATAAGCCTCAGGAGACTAAAGAGTTCCGCGTAAGTACAGACGCGCTCCAGGCTCTGCAGACAAAGGCTGTGCTTACATCTGACGACGTTACATCGATGCTCTCAGGTGACGCTGAGTTTCTAAGTAAGTATGCGCAGTCATTTAACTTTCCGAAATTCGAGCCACGCATCAACGGCTATCGTGCTTGGAAAGTGTATGACTGGCTAGGCACCTACTCAAAAAGAAAGAAGATCAGAGTGAGACTGTAGATGAGACCGCTGCTAAGTACTGGAGTTCTGATCCTCCTCATTCTGGGAATTATTTACGTGTCATTTGACACTATTCAGGGAATTTTAGGAATTTATTAAAAATGAATGATGTAGTTAACCATCCTGAACACTATCAGGGCAAAGTTGAATGTATTGACTGTCTGGAAGCAGCCACCGAAGGTCTTAACGGCATCGAAGCTGTGTGTACAGCGAACGCAATTAAGTACCTGTATCGCTGGAAAAAGAAAAACGGCAAGGAGGACCTATTGAAGGCCCAATGGTACATCAACCATTTAATCAAACATATAGAGGGTGGAGACAGCGCAAATGCTTAAACAAAAAATCATCTATCAGCTTGATGCAGGAGCTTACAAACCTGTGAAGGCACACGAGGCAGACGCAGGCTTTGACCTCTTTGCAAGAGAAGACGTGGCTCTGAGTCCTGATAAGACCTTTAAGGTTGACACGGGTGTGCACGTACTTATTCCTGAAGGGTATGTAGGCCTGGTCCTTCCGCGCTCATCTTACAACTGCGCCGGCGTGGCAACTCCTACAGGTGCGATTGACGCGGGTTACACCGGCTCTATATCGGTGGTTCTCGTATCTAAGTACGATTTAAGGATCTTTAAAGGTAACCGCATCGCTCAGCTGGTCATTGTTCCGCTTCCTGATGTGCATCTTGTGGAGGGCGACGTTACTGGAGTTAAGAGCGAACGCGGATTAGGCGGTTTCGGGAGCTCAGGACTATGAATGTATACGGATATGTGCAGCGGAGAAAGAAGATCAAGAATGCGCCAAAGCGTGTGATAGTTCGTGATTTCCGGACCACGGTGTCGCTTGCAGATGTAAGCAGGGATTATGAGACCGCACTCCATCCATTCTTTGACTGCGAGATTAAAGGCACCCGCTGGCTTGACGAGCACAAGGATGCGATTGTTTTACTAATTGAAAAGAGAGATAAAAATGAAGATTGAATTAAGCGCTGATATTGCCACATTCTGAGTTCATACTGAGATTGAAGATTTGGAGAGGTAACAAACATGACTAACTTATTGAAGGTTCAGCAACTAAAGCAGTTCCAGCTGCTTTCGCTAGAATCGAAAATTCGCTTAACCCTTGCTCGTATCAAGGAGTGGCATATCAAGTACGAAGGTAATGTTTATTTATCCTTTAGCGGCGGTAAGGATTCAACCGTGCTTAAGCATATCATTGATACTTACTACCCAGATATTCCTAGCATTTATTGTAATACTGGGCTTGAATACCCTGAGGTAAAAAGGTTCGCGATGTCCCAGGATAATGTGACAGTTATTACTCCAAAAATCCTATTTAAGGACGTTCTAAAAAACTACGGCTATCCAGTAATCAGTAAGGAGCAGAGTCAGTATTTGGCGGAAATTAGAAACACCAAGTCTGAAACTCTGCGAAATCTGAGAATCAACGGCAGAAATGGTCGCTATAAGCTCTCTGATAAGTGGCAGTTCTTAGTTGACGCTCCTTTTAAAATCTCTAATAAATGCTGTGATGTGATGAAAAAAGCACCCTTCAAAAAGTACGAAAAGGAAACAGGAAAGAAGCCAATTATCGCAACTATGACCGATGAGAGTGCTTTGAGGCTTAATTCCTGGCTGAAGCACGGTTGTAACGCTTTTGGTTCTAAGCGCCCTACTTCTAGACCCTTGAGCTTCTGGACCGAGCAGGATGTGCTGGCCTATATCAATAAATATCGGATTCCCCTTGCGTCTGTTTACGGGGAGGTCAAAAGAGAGCCGTCTTTATTGAACGATGGGCGTTTGTATTGCACGGGTTGTCCTCGTACAGGCTGTATGTTCTGCATGTATGGCGTACATCTAGAGAGAGAGAGCCTAATCGTTTTCAAAAAATGAAATTAACGCATCCGCGCCTTTACCAGTATTGCATTGAAGAGCTTGGGCTGGGCGAAGTTTTGGATTTTATTGGGGTTAAATACGTATAGGTTTTTAAATGCAAAGATCAGAAATCCTAGCAGTCCTGACGTACCGATTTACCGGTGAGGAGGTATTTAACTATGGAAGAGAAGCAACTACTTATTAAGGCTCTAGATCGCCTGGAAAATGGCGACGTTCTGGGTTCTGCCGAACTGCTCGGCGACTGTTACGCATCCGAGGCTGAGGAGGCTCTGGACATTTTGAGCGAGGGTGACGTGGACTCTACCGCGATCGCAGCTGCTCACATTCGCAAAGCTATTGAAAGTTACGACTAGGAGCAATGAATGAAACGTAAGTATAGGCGCTTTACGCAAAATCATATGTATGCCCTGGCCTTGGTTCACAGAGCCTCGGGTGGTGTGAAAACTTATATACGTGAAGTCCTGGACTTTAAACGTGGCCATAAAAAGTATGATTTTTCTCGTAAGGTTTTCCATTCTAAATTTGATGTTGTTCTAGAGGAGTTTCTGGATATTCGTAGAGCTCGCAGGCTTATAAGAAACCCAGCACTCTTTGATGAACACTTCAACCATGAAATGCGCATTTTAGCTGCGATGATCATTTTATCTGCGAGGATTAACCCCTTGAAAAGAAAAGAGGACGCAGACCTCATGGAGTTTTACTTTAACCAGCTCGTAGAGATAAAGGCTCGGGCTAAAAAGCTGAAATTGGGGAGTGTTTAAAGTGTTACTGGGTATATTAGTCGCATTCTGTTTCGCTGCAGTCTTCACAGCATTTTTGGATTCCGATGACGACAGTGGTTTGTTTTAGGAGAGATTCAGAATGCTACTAAATTATTTAAGAACGGTTCTTTACAGCGATGAAATCGTAAACCTAATCTGGTGTGAAGATATCTTTTTTCATGGACTATCGAAAGATATCCCAAACAAATTTCTAGATTACGAAGTGGACAAAATTGTTCCAGTAGACGACATTCTGCATATTTATTTGGGGTGATTATGTACGAAATTATAGCAATAACTGTAGCAATGGTTATTTCAATTTTTAATTTGGTGTTTACTTACTCTGTAGCAAAGACCGTATCAGAACATACTAAGGTGTTATCTCTGTTAGCAAAAACTGTTGCAGTGCTGACAGAATTTTATGCCGCTTTAAACACAACTACTGATAAAGAGGAAAAGAAATAAGTATGTACGAACTTATGATAAAGATTGCCTTGACCTTCTCTGTGCTCAATCTTGTGATTTTGTGTTTTTTATTAACGAAGATGATTGACTACAGAGACAAAGCCTTAGCTGTGTACCACGTCTTAAGAAGACATTGCGCTGCTCTGGTTGAACTGGATAGATTTATCAACGGTGAGGTAAAAGATGGAAGCAAATCCAACAAATAGCCTGGACGAGATCTATTACAGAGTTTTTTCGAGAAGACGTATCGTGGAGGGTCGCAAAGCTATTCTGCTAAATCCTCAGGACGGAAAAAATTTAACAGCTGAAGAGTTAGCTGACATTCTTTTCTATCTGGAGGAACTCAAAAACTTGCAGAAGAGAGATAAAGAAAAACAGCGGTGGAGGAAACTGTTTAATTCAACTTTCGCGGTATTCATCGCGGGTTTGATCTTGCTGAAATAATGAATGATGACGGCGAATGGCAACCCTTTGGAGTAGAAGAAAATGATTAAGATTAAAACTACTGTAGAAATTACAGATAGCTATGACAGAGAAGATATGAGCAAAGATTTTCAAAAGATGTCTTTAGCCGATTTAAGAAATTATTGTTTAGAAAACAATTCATCAGCACTTGAAGAGGAATTAAAGTCATGCGTAGGTGATCAATGCGAGGTTCACATAAAAGACGTTGAGGTTACAGAAGAATAAAATGGAGTTTAGAAATTTTAACCCTGAAGATGTGTTTGGACCCGATGACGTTGAACAGGCAAAGGCTTATATAGGCAAAAGAGGATACTATGCTGTCCATCTAGAACAATTAGATGATTACATCGAAAATAAAAGGCATATTGATACATTATATACGATCAATAAAAGTCGTAACATTTATCGTTTTATGGTTGGTTGTAGTTATGACTACTGTGGTAACTATACCTACTTTTTACCGTTAGAAAAAGTAAAGAAAACAGAGCCTACAGAGAAAAAACTTAAATGGAGACCTTGTAAGGATATTGAAGAACTTGAAGATTTATTGAATTGTGATGTTTTAGCTTTTGTGGGTCGTGTTTTAGAATTAAAAGATAAAAGTACAGGAGCAACAATTATAGTTGGTATTACAGGCACAAAAGAACTACCTATTGATAGTGGTTCGATATATTCAATCATTTTAGGTAATGGTCAAGTTTATTCTTTTGCCGATTTGTTTGATAAATTTGAAATTAACGTAAATGATAAATGGCAACCTTTTGGAGTGAAAGCTAAAAATGAGTGAATTAAGTGATACACACAACATCAAATTAACTAATTTAGAAATTTTCGTGCTGGACTATATCTTAGAAGATTTTGATGCGAGCTTAGAAATTAACCTTAAAGATGGTACAACGATTTCAGTTTCGAATATTATTGCTGGCTTCGTGCAGAAATTAAAGGTAGCTGAAGATGAGTGACGAGCTTATCTGCATTGTCCTGTTAGGTGCTTTATGCATTTACCAGGACTACCGCTTCTGGAAATTTAAGTGAAATGTGGACATTCCAGCACATGGTAGTAGATGCCCTTGATAAGATCTCAAAGAGGATATAAGAATGACCTTAGCTGACTTAGGAAGGATACTCTGCCGCGACGAAACAGTTTGGCTCTGGTATTGTGACGGCATCCTTTATCGCGGCAAATTCTCGGCAATACCAGACGTTTTTCTACATTACCCTGTAGACCTGATAAAACCTGTAGATAATGAATTGCATATTTATTTGGTGTGAACGATGAAGCTCAAGAAATTGGCTAAAGTCCTAAACTATGCTTATGTGCGTGTAATTATAAAAGGTGATGAACTTAAAAATGTCTACTGCGACACAGGATTGGATCACGATGTAATTAAACAGTACGGCGAATATAAAGTCAACAATATAGAAGTTCTACTGCCTGAAAAACTAAAACATGGCCTTTTAGATATTTATTTAAAAGATAAAAGAAGAAAAATAACTCCTTGACGCTCCCATTTTTCTGCGCTATTATCGCCGATGTAGGGACTTCCCTACCGTGCCTCAAAAACACGACAATGTAAAGCGCAGATGTTGCGACAAGCGTCAGCTCACCTCTTTAAATACACAGTCATTAGACCTCGTGTATCTGCTGTATGGTGAGTGTGGTGTGAATATATTGAATAAGCACCGCTCGGTCTTTACAACGAGTTTTTGAGCACTCACCGCCCTCAAAAAGGCATTATCAAAAGTAATTTGTAAAGGAGACATTCATTATGTCTAGTACTCAAATCTCAACTTATGACTTCCATAACTCAAATATTCGTATTATCACATCAGAAAATAACGAGATCCTGTTCTGTCTTGCAGATGTGTGCGCAGTACTTCAGTTAGCAAATCCAAACCATGCTGTTAACTCAATTAAAGAGGAATTTAGCATCCCTACGTTAAACGTAGGTGTGGTCACCCGCCCTGACGGCTCAAGAATTGAAGCTAACTTCATCACCGAACCCCAGCTCTACTTCGTAATGATGAGATCACGTGCTAAGGTTGCCCGTGAGTTCAGGCAGTGGATTTGTAATGAAGTATTACCTTCAATTCGCAAGACTGGAGGGTACACTTTGTCGCAAAAAGACAAGGAGCTTAAAGAACTGAGCGACAGGGTCAAAGAGCTTGCCGACGAGAAAAGAGATTCAGAGTCTTCTCTCAATCTTACGATTATGTGCTTAAAGGATGAACTCAGAAAGACAGAGGCAGCACGTGCTTTCGATCAAAAATGGCGCGCAAAAGAGGACAAGGAGACCGGCGCTCGCTTTCTCGAGCAGCAGCGTGAGCATGAGCAGAAAATAAAAGCCCTGGAATGTGAGTACGGACAGAAAATAAACGATCTAAAATACGAAATCGAGCAGCTGCATTTCCAGTATGATAAGGACACAGCCACACCCGCACAGCTGTACGAAGTGACTAAGATTGTACATAAGCGCGCTCAGGAGCTAGGCTGTGCGACCGCATTGGTTTGGAAAAAGATCCACGACTCCTGCAAGGTGCCTTCATATAAACAACTGGCATGCTGGCAGGCTAAAATAATCATCGATTCTAAACTGTCGGGGATCACACTTAAAAAGGTCCAGGTAAGAGACAAAAAGACCGGACTTCCTACCCTTACTCCCCTGCTGCGTGGCACCCTTAACGAGCTTGCTGCAATGTCAACCGATGAGAAACTCTTGTACGACCTGATGGACGCACGCGAGTTGCTGATTGGTATAGCCGACACGGTCACAGATTCGGAGAGAATTAAGAGCCTACCGGCTTCCATAACCCGCTTGCAGCAGTTCTTTACTGCTCACGGCCACGATTGCGTGGAGCTTGCAAACCTGAAAGAGCCGAAGGTTCTACCCTTCGACCCACAAGGTTACTTATCGTAGTCGTAGCATTTTAGTCTGATCCTCTAAACCGTGACCTACGGCAAATCCCACCCATGCTTCCTGGTTTATACTTTTAGCCGATTTTTTATTTTCTCCGGAGGTTTTATATGAGAGTTAATAAGGTTGAAAGAATAGCACTTATGGGTGGGTTAATCGGTGCACTGCTTACCAATCCAAGAGGCGCACTTGATAAGGCGCTATCAAGAGCAAACGTCGATGGCTGGTATTGTCGTCAAATCCTGCCACATAGCACTTCAAACCTTTTCATGCTTATTCTATCAATTTTCTGTTTGTGTTGCACTTTTGGTCTATGGACCTTTGGCGCGGGCTACCTGCTGCTTCTTGAAAAGGATAGCGAATAACTTATTTAAGTCTCTTACTGTTTGTTATGCTCGTCCCGGATGTAGTTCTGGGGCTTTGTAGTTTTATCGATTACAGTCTAGTTAATTGTTGATCCTCGGGTTGTATTTGGCGGAGTTCAAATCCCCGTTTCGGAGTTGTCATTTTTAGGCAACTTGCATACAAAATTGCATACAATCGCAATCAATCTTATACAATTCAACGCGTTAATTCTGTTTTAGGCTCTCCTTCTTTCCGCCATAATTCTCTTCAAAATTAAGCATAATTGCCAAAATGTTGTTAA